ATAGCGGTGAGATATGTCGATGGTTCCTTGGTTGATTTAAACCAAAAAATCAGTAACAGCACTATGTGTAATATGCTAGAATCGGACACTTTTTAAAAATTGTTATGAAAGAAATTGAAATGCCCGTTAAGGAATTGATGGCAAATGAGATACAGGCTCAGCAGCAGCAGCGCAAACATAAGCACGTGCATCGGTTGCGAAAGGTGCCAGGGCTGTGCATATGGGAAGTGAACTTGGAAGAGCTCACAATATGCCGGGCACGCATGATAACTAGCTTGGAGATCATCCCCACAAAGTCTGGCCTAGTTGAGCGATCTACCCACCGGGTGGATATGGTTTCAGGTCGAGTGTACATTCAGTGCCTGAACGTAAAAAATGCTATCCGAAAATTTCAAAAGCAGTACGGTAGTGAGTATCAATTACAGGAGGTAAAGGGATGAGTGCTTATCTAACCAATTACATGGGTTACATGCCCGCCGAGGTGCGCTACAACCGCTCACTATCTGCTGATGCTAAGCTGCTCTATTGTGAGATAACTGCCGGGCTTGATGCTACTGGTTTGTGCCGGGTGAAAGCATCTGATTTGGAGCAAATGTATGGCGTGTCGAGGGCTTCGATTAACCGCTGGTTGTCGGAGCTTGAGGATGCCAAAATGATAGTTTTCGAAGGTAGTTCGCGCGACCCTAGAGGTCGGGCAATTAGGCTCAAAAAGGAGGTAAGCGATAAGATTGGAAAAGCGCGAACCAAAGCTTCAAAGGCTGATAACTTAATCATAAATGAGCAAGTAGATGATAGCTTACGCAAAACTGCGCAAGTAGAGTTGAACTTAATCAAAAATGAGCAAGTAGATGGGTTACTTAATCAAATTTGCGCAAGTACACCTATATATACTACTAATAAACCCCTTTGTATTTCCCCAAAAGAGGCAACAACAAATTTTGAATTGAATAATCCTGAACAACCAGCCATTGATGGACCGGCTAGTCACTTCAGAGTTCCAAGCCTCAAAGATGTTTTGGAGTATGCAAAAATGAAGGGGGTAAACCCAAAGGTTGCTGAGGGGTTTTGGTTCAAGCAAGAAAGCCTTGGGTGGATGAGTGGCGTTACGCCAATTAAAAAATGGCAGCCATTGCTTCATTCCTGGCAGCTGAACAAATTTGAACCAAGTTCTGGTGGTCGTTATGCGCCACCAGTGGATTTGGTTCCGATTCGCCCTGAAATTAAAATTACTCCAGAAGATAACCAGCTGATGGATGAGGCCTATGAGGCCGTTCGTAAGTCCAGGCTGCAAAAATATGGAGGTAGCCATGTCGGGTAAAGTTCAAAAAAGGCAGCTTCAAAATGGCATTATCCCACAGCAGGATGCAGACCTCGAAGGGGCTGTGCTAGGCGCCATGCTTCTCGAAAAAGATGGTTTTGCTATCGGCCTGGAGCTACTCAACGAAGAAGTTTTTTACACGCCATTCAATCAGCAATTGTTCAAAGCAATGGTTCTGGATAATGAAGAATTTGGCCGCTCCGATTTATTGTTGGCAGCTCAGCGCATGCGTTCGCTCACTGGGCAGGAATGTTCATTTGCCATCAGCGAATTAACTAATCGTGTTGCCTCGGCTGCTAATATTGAGTTTCATATCCGGGTAATTCAGGAAAAATATATGTTTCGCAAAATTGTAGAAGTATCCTACAATTTTGGCGGGCTAGCTCAGCAGGGTGCTGAGGAAGTCTTTGAGTTGCAGGCAAGGATGATATCGGAACTTGAATCAATATCTACTTCTATCATTAAGACCAAAGAGCGTTCAACCAAGCAGCTAGCCCTTGAGGTAGTTAAAGAGCTTACCGAGCTGCACCAAAACAAAATCCAAGGGCTCACCGGAATTCCATCAGGGTACAAGAAACTCGATCAAGTAACCGGTGGTTGGCAAAAAACTAATCTTATCATTCTAGCTGCACGCCCATCGGTTGGGAAGACAGCATTCGTGTTAAATCTAGCAAGAAATGCTGCAGTGGGTTATGGTATACCAGTAGCTTTTTTCTCTTTGGAAATGGCCAACATTGAGCTCATGAAGCGCTTGGTTGGCTTAGAGTCAAAGGTCCGCGGTGAGCGGATATCTCATGCTAGGCTTGAGGAATCTGACTGGAAGAAGATTACTCAAAACCTTCATAAATTGGAGAAAGCTCCTCTTTACGTGGATGATACTGCTGGCCTCAAGTTGCATGAGTTAAGGGCTAAGGCTCGCAGGATGAAGGCAGCTTATGGGATTGAGATGATAGTAATTGATTACCTCCAGCTGATGGATGTGGAGGGTAACACCTTCAACCGAGAGCAGGAAATAAGCAAAATATCTCGTGGTCTTAAAAAGTTGGCCAAGGAGTTGGGTGTGCCCGTTATTGCTTTATCTCAGCTAAGTAGAGATGTAGAGAAACGTGGTGGTGGTGGTAGGCCAAGGCTTAGCGATTTACGTGAATCAGGAGCAATAGAACAAGATGCTGATATGGTTATGTTTCTCTGGTCAGAGCTTAAGGATGAAGGGGATGTACGCTCAGATGGGCTTACTCAATATGTTAGGCATCTAGATATAGCCAAGCATCGTAATGGTTCTGTTGGTCAGGCTGATTTAATCTTTACTCCTACCTACAGCATATTTACTGAGCGTGATACCGACGTGCCTATACTAGATGAGTATGTTAGAGATTTTTACATAGGAAAAACAAATGATCTCCCATTCTGATGGCTTATATACCGCGTAATCCAAAGAAAGAGCGCCCTAAGCAAGCTAGGAGGCGTGTGTTAGATAGTAGGTATAATGATAGACTATGGCGTAAGCTTAGGCTCATAGTTCTAGCAGAGTCACCACTATGTGCTCGATGTGAAATAATGGGTGTTGTGAAAGCTGCCACGGTTGTAGATCACATAGTACGCGCAAAGGATGGTGGTGATTTTTATGAGAGGCAAAACTTGCAATCGTTATGTACCAGCTGTCACGCGGTTAAATCTGGAAGAGAAGCGCACCTACCCCGGGGGGGTATCTGAAGTGTTGGAGAGCACCTGCGTACATCGCCACTCTAACTCTCCTCATACACGTGCAATACTCAAGGTAAAAAGGTAAAGCATAGGCTTCTAGAATGCAGTATTTGAAATATTAAGTCACAAAAATAGCTACAGTGAAACGTAGGAAATAAAAATAGGAGGTAAAAATGGCACACGCTGGAGGTAGACCTAGATTGCCAGAGTCTACAAAAAAATTGAAAGGAACTGCTCGGCCATCGAGGAGCAATCCACGCGCACCACAGGTTCCTAAAGGAATCCCAGATATGCCTTTAAGGGTAAAGCAATCTGAAGTTGCAGCAGCATTTTGGACCAGGGTAACCAAGCATCTACACACGATGAAGGTGATCACAATTCTAGACGAAATCGCGCTGGAGCAAATGTGTTTAATCTATGCAGAAATGGTATCGCTGGAATCTGAATTATACAATGCCGATGGCCTTCGGGTGGCCACGTACAAATCGTATACAAAAAACGGTACTACCGAAAAAACAAAACCACAAGTTCAGCAAATTATGGAGCTCCGCCGCCAGTTCGCTGCCTTACTGCAGCAGTTTGGAATGACCCCCGCAACCAGAGATAAGGTGAATGCTGAGGTACCAGTGCAGACAGATTTATTTGAAAATGCACTTTCGGGAACCGCGCAAATTAGAAAGGTCTCATGATAAACGAAATTGACCCTCGCTCCTATGCCCGGCAAGTATTAGCTGGTAAAATTGTCACCGGTGAATTTATCCAGCTCGCAGTAGAGCGCGATGAAAAGGATCGCAAAAATGGTGCAGCACGCGGCTTGTATTTTGACCACGACGCCGGCATGCGTGCTATCCGGTTTTTCCATCAGTTCTTAAACCACTACGAAGGTGCATTTGCCGGCAAGCCTTTTGTGCTCGCTCCATGGCAGGCGTGGATTACCTATACAGTTTTTGGCTGGATGCGAGCTGATGGCACCCGCCGTTATCGTTATGCCTACATCGAGGTGGCCAAAAAAAATGGCAAAACCCCTTGGATGGCCGGGCACCTGTTATACCACCTCATGCTCATGACCGACAAGGAACCAGGGGCCCAGGTGTACGCAGCAGCGAGCACACAATCACAGGCTAATATTGCTTTTAAGCATGCCCGGATAATGGCAAAAAATTCTCCTGAAATTTTTAAACGGCTGCAAATTGAAACGCACAACGTCATGGACCTAAAAAGCAACTCGGTCATGCGTGCGCTTAGCTCAGAGTACACAGGTACTGAAGGTGTAAATGTGCACGCCGCTTTGGTTGATGAGTACCATGTTCATAAAACCGATGGGGTTTTTGAATCCTTGAAATCTGCTACAGTATCTAGGCGGCAACCGCTTATCTGGATAATTACCACCGCCGGGTTCAATAAAAATGGCCCGTGTTACGATTACAGAAAAATGGTTATTAACGTATTGCGTGGGGTATTAAATGATGATGCTGTATTTGGGGCCATCTACGCTATGGACGAAGATGCCGAATACGAGGATGAAGCAAACTGGATTAAAGCAAACCCTAACCTGGGGGTGAGTGTGCAGCTCGAAAGCATCCGCTCAGAGTTTACGAATGCAAAAAACCAGCCTACCAAACTGGTTAATTTCCTTACCAAAAACATGAATATGTGGGTGGACGCCGCCACAACTTGGATCAAGGATGCCAGCTGGATGGCCTGCGCTAAACCCTTTGAGCTTTCTGAATGTGAAGATATGGAGGCCTACGGCGGCTTAGACCTATCTGCAGT